TCCTTGCATACAGATAAAGAAATACAGAAAAGCAATTGATTTTTACATGTCAATGGTTGGAAAAACTAATCAGAAAGAAGTGTATTCAGAATCATTGAACATGATTATTGCAGGATTGGAACACAACATCAGTTGGGGTGGAATCCATGCAGGAAAAGAAAAGTATCAAAATCTTGGACATGGTAGGCAGATATGGCATGTTGATGTTGCTTCCTTCTATCCAAGACTGATGATATTCCATAACCTGCTTACAAGAAACAGCAGGAAACCTGAAAAATTCAAAATGATTTATGACAGAAGAATTGAACTGAAACATGCAGGTAAAAAGAAAGAACAAGCACCATTGAAGATTGTCATCAATGGAACTTATGGAATCAGTAAAGCAATCAATTCATTAGCATATGATCCAAGGAATGCAAACCTTATCTGTTTGAATGGTCAGTTGATGCTTATTGACCTGATAGAACATTTGGAAGTGATTGATGGATTTGAATTGATTCAGTCAAACACAGATGGTCTGATTGTCAGTCTTCCTGATACAGATGAAGCATTCAATCAGATGGATGATATTTGTTTTGAATGGGAAAAGCGTTGCAATATGGAATTAGAATTTGATGAAATCAGTTCTATTTGGGAAAAGGATGTCAACAATTATGTGTTCATATTTAGTAATGGCAAGATAGAAAGAAAAGGTGCTTATGTAAAAGAACTGTCACCACTTGACTATGACCTTCCAATCATAAACAAAGCATTGGTTGATAGGTTAGTCAAAGGAACACCAATTGAAGCAACCATCAATGGATGTCAAGACCTGAAGGAATTTCAGATGGTCAAGAAGATATCATCAAAGTATGACTGCATTATGCATGGTGGACATTGGGAAAAGCACAAAGCAATCAATCCTGCAACAGGCAGATTGAAAACATTCACAAGGTTTGTTGGTAACACCAAAAAACTGAATGAAAAATGTGTCAGGGTCTTTGCATCAGTAAATGAATCTGATGGTGGACTTTGGAAAATTAAAAAAGATGGTAGTAAAGCAAAGGTTGAAGGAACACCTGAACACTGCTTTATCTTCAATGATGAAGTGAATGGTGTCAAAGTTCCAAGACAACTAAATAAGCAGTGGTATATAGACACAGCTTATGACAGATTATCAGGATTTGGAATTTGTGAAGGAAGAAGGTGAAATTGATTGGATTGGAAAGGAAACAGCATGGTTTTCAAAGGCTATGCGACAGGCACAGGGAAGAAAGCAACCATGAAGGTCAAGGATGCACAGCTTCTTCAATGGGATGATGTTCAAGGGAATCAGTCATTTGGTGCAATCCTGAATCAGGACTTTGTTGATATTTCATTTGATACTGATGAACTGTCACAGAAGTTTTGGGATATGGCAGAAAAGAACAATTGGAATTGTTTGATTCTTGAAAATCCTGAAAATGGACACATTCACAGCTATTGGAAGGACACAGAACACAGGATTGAAAAGGGTGGAAAGGATAAAAAACTTGCAGTTGGATTGATTGCAGATATTCATTCAGGGGCAACATACATACCACTAAGGGTCAATGGTGTTGATAGATTCCCACCATCCTTTGAACCTGATGACATTGATGAAGTTCCTGATGAATTGATTCCTGTGAATACAACCATCAATCTTGCAGACTTGCAGGAAGGGGATGGAAGGAATGATGAATTGTTCAAATACATCCTGATTCTTCAGTCACAGCTTATGTTGGACAGAGAACCAATAAGAAGGGTGTTAGATAACATCAATCATTTTATCTTTCAGGATGCATTATCAGAAGAAGAAATGGATGTCATCGCAAGGGATGATGCATTTGCAAAACCAATTTTCTACAAAGGAAAAACATTCTTGCACAATGCTTTTGGTCAGTACATGAAGAATGAATATCACATCAAAAGGATTCAGGGACAGCTTCATGTGTATGATGGTGGGATTTATAAATCAGGTTACAGATTCATTGAATCCAAGATGGTTGAATTGATTCCAACACTGAAAGCAAATCACAGAGTGGAAACCCTGAAATATTTGGAAATAATCACACCTGAAGAAACACAGGTTGCAGATGCAAATCTGATTGCATTCAGGAATGGTCTTTATGACTTAGCAACAGATGAATTTCTTCCATTCAGTCCTGACCATGTTATTACAAACATGATTCCTTGGGACTATAACCCTGAAGCATACAGTGAATTGTGTGATAAGACCTTGAACAAAATATCCTGTCAGGATGATGAAATCAGGGCATTACTTGAAGAATGCATTGGATATTGTTTCTTCAGACAAAATGAATTATCAAAATCATTCTTCCTGACAGGTTCAGGGTCAAATGGTAAATCAACATTTTTGGATATGGTGAAGAATGTGCTTGGAAGACCAAACTATGTATCACTTGATATGGATGAACTTGGTGAACGATTCAGCACAACAACAATGTTTGGAAAACTTGCAAACATTGGTGATGATATCAGTGATGAATTCCTGCAAGGAAAGGTGATTGCACAGTTCAAGAAGATTGTCAGTGGAAATGATATCAAGGCAGAAAACAAAGGTCAGGATGCATATTTCTTCAAACCAACAGTCAAGCTGTTATTCAGTGCAAATGAGATTCCAAGAATGAGAAACAAAGGATTTGAAGCAATCAAAAGAAGACTTGTCATCATTCCATTCAATGCTAAATTTAGCAAGAATGATGATGACTTTGATGCAGGAATCACTTGGAAGCTGAAGAAACAGGATGTTGCAGAATACCTGATAAAACTTGGTATCGAAGGATTGAAAAGAGTTCTGACAAATCAGGGATTCACAGAATCACAGAAGGTCAAGGATGAAGTTGACAACTTTGAAAAAGACAATAATCCAATTCTTCTATTCTTGGAAGAAGTGGAAGAAGATGAAATTCTGAACCATGAAACCAAAGAAGTATTTGCAAGGTATGATACATTTTGCAATGAAAATGGATTCACAAGAATTGCAATGCAGACTTTCACCAAGGAAATTAAGAAACACCTTGGATGTGACAGGAAGGATGTCAGGTTGAATGGTAAGAAAGCAATAATTTTTATTAAGAAAGGATGAAAGAAATGTTTTTCGATAAAATTCAAGTGGAAATTTTAAAGAATGCAGTGAAAAGAGATTTGTTAATAGGAAAAGGTGGTTTCAATTACAGATATGGTTATTTCAATGACAATATTGTTGTCACAGATAGTCATTGTTGTGCAGTGTATTTGATTCCTAAAGATAAATTTTATTTGAATCTTGAAACTGTATTCAAGAAAGATGAAATAAAATTTGAAAAGATACTGAAAACTGAATGTGAAGCAACTGATTTAATCTTCACAAATGACATCAAACAGACAGAAAATTTAATGGTGAATGTTTTAATGAATGGGGATGAAGTTATTTATTTAGATTCCAAGTTGTTGAATACATTCAAATCTAAATATAGAACTTTGGCATATAAAGGAACGAACGCAAAATCACCTGTATTTATTTATGATGCTGAAGATAAAACACTTCTTGGTCTTATGTTACCTGTGAAAATCAATTAGGAAAGGATAATGGATGATGGAATTACATGAAGAAACAGATGGTCAGTTATCATTTGCAGAAGATGTTGTCAATCATCCATCCCACTATTGTCAGGATGGTGGAATGGAATGTATTGATGAAATGATAGCAATCTTTGGTAAAACAGCAGTCAAGCATTTTTGCTTGTTGAATGTATGGAAGTACAGGAAAAGGGCAGTGTTTAAGAATGGTGCTGAAGATATGAAGAAAGCTGATTGGTACATGAAGAAGTATGTGGAACTTGGTGGAAAGGCAGTGAACTGTTGATGAATTATCATAATATCACAAAAGATGACATGAATAATGGTGATGGTTTGCGTGTGGTTCTTTGGGTGGCAGGATGCAGTCATCATTGCAAGGGTTGTCAGAACCTTGTGACATGGAATCCTGATGATGGTATTGAATTTGATATCAGAGCAAAGAAGGAAATCTTCAATGAATTGAAAAAGAAGCACATTGCAGGAATTACATTCAGTGGTGGTGATCCTTTATTTTCAACCAACAAGGGAACAATTTTATGTCTGTGTCAGGAAATTAAAAAGAAGTTTCCAACTAAGACTATTTGGATTTATACAGGCTATGATTGGGAAACCATCATGAATAACAAATATATGAAAGCAGTGACGAAATATGTTGATGTTCTTGTGGATGGTGAATTCATTGAAGAATTGAAAGATGTCAATTATCCTTGGGCAGGTTCTACCAATCAAAGGGTGATTGATGTTCAGAAATCACTGAAGGAAGGAAAGGTGATCCTGCATGAAAGTAATTAAGAAAGATGGAACACATGAAGGTTATGACTTCATGAAGATAAGGAACGCAGTCACAAAATCTGCAAAAAGGGTCATGATTGACCTTGATGATGAAGCATTTGACAGACTGAAGGATATTGTTGAATTAAGACTGTCATTGCTGAACACAGAACTGATTCCAATTGCAGACATGCACAATGTTGTTGAAGAATCATTGGAACAGTTTGACCCAAGAATTGCAAAGTCATATAAAGATTATCGCAACTATAAAAAAGACTTTGTTCACATGATGGACAAGGTATATCAGAAATCACAATCCATCAGATTTATTGGTGACAAAGAGAATGCAAATACTGACAGCACATTGGTAGCAACTAAAAGATGCTTGATATTCAATGACCTGAATAAAAGACTGTACAGAAAATTCTTTATGACACAGGAAGAACTTCAAGCATGTAAGGATGGTTACATATATGTACATGACCAATCAGCAAGGTTGGACACAATGAACTGTTGTCTGTGTGATGTTGGTTCAGTCATGAAGGGTGGTTTTGAAATGGGGAATATTTGGTATAACGAACCAAAGACCCTTGATACTGCTTTTGATGTACTTGGTGACATCATTCTTTCAACAGCTT